TCTTCAGATCACTTACCTCGGTATTTTAGAACACAAGTAAACAATAAGTTTTTATCAAGTACAATTGACCAACTTATGCAACCAGGAACGGCTGAAAAGTTGTCTGGGTATTTTGGACAAAAAGAAGCTAAAGGTAGATTACTAAATGACTTCTACATAAATGATGTTAGTAAAAGTAGAGAAGATTATCAATTTGAACCGGCAATTATAAACAAAGACAGTTTAAATAATATTAACTTTTATGCTGATTACAACGATGTAATTAATCAACTTAATACTTTAGGATCAAGTGTTAAAGATCACAGTTTATTAAACCGACAAGAATACTATTCTTGGGCGCCTAATATTGATTGGGATAAATTTGTAAATTTTAGAGAATACTTTTGGCTACCTAGTGGACCTCAAGTTGTGCAAATTGCAGGCGAAAAAGACAACGTTGTAAAAACTATAAAAGTTACTACAGTCGACAATGGTGAAAATTATGGTTATGTTTTCACTCCAGACGGTCAAACACAAAATCCTGTTTTAACATTATTTAGAGGTGTAACTTATATCTTTGATATTGATGCTGTAGGAAATCCATTATCTTTTAGAACTAGAAAAGAAACTGCAGGCAAGTATACTCCTAATGTAAGCTATACTATTAATGAGCAAGTTCTTTATAACGGATCAGTATATCTTTGCACAAATGATCATTATGGCGAGACTGATATTAATCTTGATTATTGGAAATTAGATACTACATTTAATTTAACAACGTCAGTTAGTCAAAACGGTATTGAAAAAGGAACTATTGAGGTTACTTTAGATCAATCATCTCCTGATATAATTTTTTATATGTCAGAAAATGACTTATTTGCTAGTGGCACTATTAATGTACTTGAGTTAGAAGAAGCAACTTCGATAGATGTGGAAGCTGCTATTTTAGGGAATAAAACATATACTTCAGAATTAGGCATTGCACTTTCAAATGGAATGAAATTAGAATTTGTTGGTAATGTAACTCCGGCCAAGTATGGCGAAGGATTTTGGTATGTGGAAGGTGTAGGCGAAAGTATTACACTTAGGTCAGAGGTTGAACTTAATGTTCCTAGTTCTTATACTAGTGATTTGAGTGTAGATTTTGACACAACTGGTTTTGATGCATTGCCTTTCTCTGAAGCAATTGGTTATCCTGCAAATAAAGATTATATTACAATTAATAGAGCAAGTATTGACGGAAACTTATGGTCCAAATATAATAGATGGTTCCATAAAGATGTAATTGAAAAAAGTGCAGCAATAAACAATCAAATTGTTAACTTAGATCAAACATCAAGAGCAACAAGGCCTATTATTGAATTTGAAGCAAACTTAAAACTATTTAATTACGGTACAGTTATTAAAGATAGTATTGACTTGGTTGACAACTTTACTACAGATATTTTTAGCACAATTGAAGGATCTCAAGGTTATAATATTGATGACGTTGATCTTACAAATGGTATGAGAGTACTGTTTACAGCTGACACTGATCCGTTAGTTGTAGGAAAAATTTATGAAGTACAATTTATTACATTTAATAACGTAAGACAAATAACACTAAAAGAAACTACAGATACTGCACCATTAGTAAACGAAGTTGTATTGTGTAAGCAAGGTACTACCTTTAAAGGTAATATGCTTTGGTATAACGGCACAATTTGGAAGAAAACACAGCAAAAAACAGAACTAAACCAACAACCTTTATTTGATGTTTATAGCAACACTGGCTATAGCTATTCTAATACAGCATATTATGAATCGTCAACATTTGCTGGAACACAATTATTTACATACAAGCAAGGCACAGGAAAAACTGATACTGAATTAGGCTTTGCATTATCATATAGAAGTATTCAAAACGTAGGCGACATTGTTTTTGAATCTAACTTTTTACAAGATAAAGTTTCTTATGTAATGCCTGATGATACATTAGTTGAAGAAAATATTAACAAAGGATATTTAAGAAAATATTCTGGTAGAGATTCTTGGGAACTTTTAAATGGTTGGGCAAAAGCAGATGAACTAAGTAGTCAGCCAGTGATACAGCAGTATATAAATGATAATACAAGAACATTTTTTACTGTTGATGCATACGAAAGAAGTGCAACACTAGATGATCTTTGGGTAAGAGTTTTTGTTAATAATGATTTAAAATTTAAAGATAAAGATTATTCATTAGGGCAAGATGCAAATGAAAATGTAACCGTTACATTTATTAATCAATTAACCATCGGCGATAAAATACTTTTAAAAACTAAATCATCGGCAATAAAGACCGAAGCGGGCAAATATCAAATTGCTAGTAATTTAGAAAGAAACCCCTTAAATGCTAACGTCAACGAATTTACTCTTGGTGAAATAAACGACCACGTAGGTACTATTGTTGAAGAAATTGGAACATTTGACGGTATATTTCCTGGTGTAAGTAATTTAAGAGATTTAGGAAGCATATCAAAATACGGTAAAAGAATTGTAAAACATTCATCGCCGTTTAACTTGTCTGCATACCATCTTGTAAACAAAGATGCTAATGTTATTAAAGCACTTAAATTTGCTCGTCGAGAATACAGCAAATTCAAGCGTTCGTTTATACAAGTTGCTACTAGTTTAGGATTTAGCGGTCCAGTAAAAGATCACGTTGATTTAATCTTAAAAGAAATTACAAAAGACAAAACTAATTTAATGCCGTTTTACTTTAGTGATATGGTACCTTTTACAGGATCAACAAGATCTACAACTGAAGTGTTTGATTCTGAAAATAACTTTTTTGCATTGAATACTAAATTTAATCTAACTACGTTATCAGATATTGCTGTACAAGTTTATTTAAACGGTGTACAATTATTACATAATAGAGATTATACATTTAATGAACAGGGATTTGTAATTATCACTGCTGAAAAAGTGCAAGGTGATATTATTGACATTTTTGAATATCAAACTACTAATGGTAGTTATATTCCACAAACACCAACAAAGTTAGGATTGTTTCCAAAATACGAACCAGCACTTTTGCAGGATGATACGTATCTTGAAACACAACAAGTTATTCAAGGACACGATGGTAGTATTACCATTGCATATGGTGACTACAGAGATGACTTGTTACTAGAACTAGAAAAAAGAATATACAATAACTTAAAAGTAGAATATGATCCTGCGTTGTTTAATATCCACGATTATATTCCGGGACACAGTAGAAAAACTGATTTAACACACTCTCAAATTAACGATAGTATGATTAGTGACTTTATTCAATGGTCGCAATTAGTAGATAATGACTATACATTAAATACTGGATTTGAAAGAGAAAATTCGTTTACGTTTAATCATACTGGTATGGTAGACGTTGACGAACAGCCAGTTAATGGCTATTGGAGATCAGTTTACAAGTACGCATACGATACTGATCGTCCTCATACACATCCTTGGGAAATGCTCGGCTTTACTATTAAGCCTTTATGGTGGGATACAGAATACGGCGAAGCACCGTATACAAGTAATAACTTGTTGATGTGGGAAGATATTCAAGAGGGAATTATTAGAACTCCAGGAACCTCAGGAGTTAAGTTACCTAAATATGCACGAAAGTTTATTACAACTCATATTCCAGTAGATGAAAGCGGAAATTTAATTAGTCCAATTTTAAGTAGTTTTATTAAAAGTTATAATACAACAGATTTAAATGCTAGATATGAATTTGGAGATCACAGCCCTGTAGAAACAGCGTGGAGAAAAAGTGCAGAATATCCTTTTGCATTAATTACTTCTTTGGTATTAAACCAACCATCAAGAACATTTGCTACAATCTTTGACAGAGCAAGACAAATAAGAGGCACAGCAACTCAAATTAATTATAAAGTTAATAACACTGTAATTGCATTGTCTAATATTGACTTTCCTAATAGTATTAAAGAAGCAACTAGAGTTTACACTTCAGGATTAATTAACTATATTGTTGACTATCTTGCTGCAAATGTTAGTACACCGTATGACACATATAAAACAGAATTAGTAACCATTAACAATCAAATTGGTTTTAAAATAGGCGGTTATACTACAAAGGATAAATTTAAACTAATATTAGATAGTAGAACACCTACTAATCAAGGAAACGTATTTGTTCCTGAAGAAAATTATACTATTAGTTTAAATAAAAGTGCTCCAATTAAAAATATTACTTATAGTGGAGTTATTATTGAAAAGCAAAGTAATGGATTTATTGTAAAAGGGTATGATAGAGAAACTCCATACTTTAATCAATATCCAGCAATTGCTTTACAAAATGATCCATTAATAAGAATTGGTGGTATTAGTGCTAGTTTTGTAGAATGGACCCCTAGTAAAACATACGTAGACGGCGCAATAGTTGAGCATCAAAATGTATACTATCGTTGTACTGAACAACACGTAAGTAGTACTGATTTTGATATTTCTAAATTTGCTAAACTTCCTGAAGTTCCTGTAGAAGGTGGACGTGAAGCGTATTTTAGAAAATCATTTAAAAATAATATTGAACGTGTTTCTTATGGAACAACATATAAAACAATACAAGAAGTTGTTGACTTTCTTTTAGGTTATGCATATTACTTAGAGTCCGAAGGCTTTTGTTTTGATTACTATTCAGCAGATAACGAGTTTGTATCTAATTGGCAAACCAGTGCAAAAGAGTTTATGTTCTGGAGTACACAAAACTGGGGTGCAGGCGCAGTTATTACACTAAGTCCAGGTGCATTCCAACTTAAATTTAAAAGTGAATACGCAGTAGTTGATGATATATACGACACATTTTATGGATACAGTTTATTAAAAGCAGATGGCAAAAAGTTACAATCCCAGTTTGTTAGTTTAACTAGAGAAAATGCAAAAGAGTTTGTTGTTAAGCCAAAAGCAACAGAAGATGGTATTTTTGCTGTAAGATTATCTTTAGTACAAAAAGAGCATATTGTAGTTATTGATAATAAAACTGTATTTGGCGATATTATTTACGATTTAGAACCAGGTTATAGGCAAGAAAGAATTAAAGTATTAGGATATAGAACAACAGACTGGGACGGAAGTTTAAATATTCCAGGATTTGTTTTTGACAATGCAACAGTAACTGAATGGAAAAGTTGGAAAGACTATGCAATCTCTGATATTGTAAAGTATAAAGAATTCTACTACAGTGCTAATAACAAAATTCCAGGTACTGAAAACTTTATCGATAGTAACTGGACCAGGTTAAGCGAAAAACCGTCAATGGACTTAAAACCAAACTGGGAATATAAAACAAATCAGTTTGCTGATTTTTATGACCTAGACACAGATAACTTTGACCTAGAACAACAAAAATTTGCACAGCATTTAATTGGCTACCAAAACAGAGACTATCTTGCTAACATTATTAATGATGATGTAAGTCAGTACAAATTTTATCAAGGAATGATACAAGATAAGGGCACAAATAATGCACTTACTAAATTGTTTGATGTATTGAGTAGTGATAACAAAGACAGTTTAGAGTTTTACGAAGAATGGGCAATTAAGCAAGGACAGTACGGAGCGTCAGAAGGATTCGAAGAAGTTGAATTTATTCTAGATGAAGACCAATTTAAATTACAACCGCAAAGTGTTGAATTAGTAAATTCGACTACTGGTAGTGAAACAGATCTTATATACAGAATTAAACCGTTTGAAGTATATCTTCGCCCTAACGATTACAATCATAAACCGTTCCCTACAACATATGTTAAGGACACGTACACAAAAAATAGTGGATACGTTAACAACGAAGACGTTCAATTTGTTATTGACGATTACGAATCTATTGCTAATATTGAATATAATGATGTTAGAAATAAAGATATGTTTTGGGTAGGTAACGTTGGGCTATCTTGGAATGTATATACACTGCTAAGATTAGATCTTGAGCTAGAAGAAGTTGCAGTTGACGGTGATACAAGAACACTAAAATTTGCAACTAATATCAGTACATTAAATGTAGATGACTATATTGGTATTGAATATGTATCAGAAGATGGCGTTAACATAGGAAAGTTTGTAAAAGTTACAAAGATTCTTAATAATATAGTTACAATTGACGATTTAGAATTGTCGGCATCTGAAACTGTTACTAATACAATTATGACACACTTTGTAAGTGTACGAGTCGGAACATATGACGAGGCAAGTAAGTTAGTACAAACTTATAAACAAGGAATTACTAGAGTATGGGTTGACGAAGACAGCAATAACCAATGGAAAGTTATTGAAAATACTCCTGGATATAAAAATCATCAAGTAATTGCTAACTCTCAAGCAGGCACAGATCACACTTATGGATATTCACTTGCTGCTAACAATAATAATACATTGTTATGTGTAGGTGCACCTGATAACAATAACGGAAAAGTTTTTGTTTATGTAAGAGCTGGCAATGCAGGATCATATCAACTGAATCAGATTATTGAACCGGATTCAGGACTTGCAGATGATAACGAAAAGTTTGGTTATAGTATCGATGTTGATGAAACAGGAAGATACTTAGTAGTAGGCTCACCAGAAGCGTCTAATGTAAGAAGTGACTTTAACGGTGAATGGGTTACTACAACAAATTATAATCCAAGTGACATTGTAAGATATAAAGATAATTTATGGTCTGCTAATAAAGAAATTGATGGCGCAACAAACGCTATTCAATTTGGTAGTTTTGAATCTGTAGCACAAATTATGGTTGCTCTTTTACAAACAGAACAAGACGATAATCCAAGACCAACTATTTTAACTGGTGATTATCCATTTAATAGTGAAGAAATAGATGCAGCATTTAATACAGATCACTGGATTGTTAAAGCACCAAGAGATATGTATGACGGGTCAGGAATTGGCGATACTGTTAAACTTCGTTGGAATGATCTAACTTATGCAAATCAAGGCACAGCAACAATTAATAGTGTTGCACCATTTGGCGGTGATAATCCGTTAATTGACGAAGCATACATAACTGGCGATCATACTATTGTTGAAAAGATTGACAGTATTTTATATGTAGAAAACTCTACTACTATTCCTCTTGTAGGGCAAATTATTGAATCAATTAACGGATTTGCTGAAGTTTCATACACGTTTAATGTTGGTGCAAAAGTTACAATTTATGTTAAAAATCAAAACGGTACTTTTGGTACAGTAGGATCAATTACTACTAGCATTGGTGAATTTGTAGGCGAATATATAACAGCTGGACCTGATGACACCGCAGTAGACGCTGACGAAAGTTGGGGTGGATATTGGAGATTTAATACTCCATCTTCATATCTTGTTGCAAATACTACTAATTCAGACTTAGGTAGAGGATTAGTATATGTCGACGTAACACCAATTGGTGAAACAAATGAGAATAGATTTTATTATAATCAACTTGACTATGCAACAAATAATGTAAACAGTGCAGACACTGATCATAATCAACTTATAACATTAAGTTTTGAAGGATCTCCGGGTCCGGAAGAAGTTGTCGGATCATTTGAATCAGGTCTATATGTTTTCAAAGCACCGTTAGCACTAACAGATCAGTTAGAGACTGAATTAGTTTCTCAAGGTGACCCAGGAAATCCTGCATTGGATATATTCTATAATCCAATGCCTTCGTTCTTAACAGGCGAACTTGGCAACAGAGATGTTGCAACTATTGGCCTTGATGTTAACGATGTTAATAAAAAGCATACAGTTTATGATGTTTGGGACGGTTGGATTGATTTTAGAATTACTAAAAACTTAGGCGGTAATCCTGTTGATCCAAAAGTTGGATTAACTGTTAGAGATGTAACAAATTTAGGAACTGCTGAAGTTGTATTCTATCAAAGATACGATACAGTTAATGCTAGAATATATGTTAAAAACGTTACAGGTACGTGGGCAGTAGGCAATCTGTTTAATGAAAATAGAGAAATAGAATTTTTAGCAGACGGTAGCGGAGATCCGTTGTACGATCCCGGAGCAGGTTTTAGAATATTTGGACAAATTGAGCAAAGAAGTTTTCCATCAGTAGCAGACGGTATTGGAAAGTTTGTTGTAATTAACAATGGACCAAATATCCAAATTCAAGATATTGATGACGATGTTGCTACTAGAGAAGATACAATTAGTAATGGCGAATATTGGTTCTTTAGAGAAGAAACAGTAAACGGTATTGCAAGATTACCAAACATACCAACTATAACTAATAATGATTGGGATATTATTTACAATGTTCCTGCATCAACAGGCGGAACAACTCCAGTAGCCGCAGGAAATGCTGCAACTGCTAATGAAGGTATGTACTCGATATATGAAAGACGGGGCATTGGATCTTTTGTTAAAGTAAATTCATTTATTGTTCCTGATAGAAAAGAAAATCAATATCTTGGAACTAAGATTAAGGTTACACAAAATGGTAGTACTAATAAACTGTTTGTAGAATCTAAAGGAGACAATACACTTACAAATCCAGGAAGAATTTACATATATAAAAATGGTAATTTTGACGGTGTAAACTTTGGCTGGGATTCTTCTAGAAATAAATCATATACAGGTGTTTATGATACATCAACAGTATACTTTACAGATGAATTAGTTTATAATAACGGAGAACTATACAGAGCTGCCACTACCACAGGCCCCGGAGCGTTTGATAATTCAGACTGGACAGTACTTGCTGATAACGAGATAGTAGATTACTTAGGATATCTTCCAAATAAAACTGGTAATATCGTAGGAGAGAATGAAATAATAGATGCAGTTCAATTAACAAAGTTTGCAAAAGCATTTGACGTTGACGGCACAGGCGAAGTTATTGTTGTTACTACAGAATATTCTTTAGAAAAACCAAATACTATTGAAGTTTATAGAAACATTAACGGGTCATTCTATAAAGCACAATCAATAGAAGCACCAAATAAAGACACAAACTTTGGTACAAATATTGCAATTAGTAACGATGGCGGATTGATTGCTGTTGGAGCACCTTATGATGATACCGAAAGTCTTGATCAAGGTAAAGTTTATGTTTACAAAAAACAAGCTGGAGCATTTGCTTTATCACAAACATTGTTTAGTCCGTCAAAAGAAAAAACAGAGTTATTTGGTTGGACTGTAGACTTTGATGGTTCAAAATTAATTATTGGATCTAGAAATAGTGATAGTTCTATAACAACTACATTTGACGGTAGTGGAGTAGGTAATACTACACCAGTAACAACATTTGATAATAAATTAACTACGTTCAAAGCATTTGCGGCAGATACTGGTAATGTTAGAGTTTATGAAAGATTAGAAGATAATCTTATCTATGCTGAAACATTAGAATTTGATAGAGACAATGTTATCTACTTTGGTACTAATGTGTTGCTTAAAAACAACCACGTATATGTTGGGCTTCCAGAATACAACACTTCTGACAGAGAAGGTGTAGTAGTTGATTATAGAATTCAAGATAATACTAATGTTTGGTCAATACTACGTGCTGCTAAAAATACTGTTGACGTAAGTAAAATTAAACGTGCAATGTTATATGATAAAAGCACTAATAAGATTATTGAATATATTGATTACATTGATCCGTTACAAGGAAAAATTGCTGGCCCTGCAGAACAAGAACTAACATATAAAACTTACTACGATCCAGCAACTTATACAACTGGTACACTGCCTAACACTGACCCAACTAATAGTTGGTCAGGTACACAAGAAGGTCAGCTATGGTGGGATTTATCAAATGCTAAATTTAAAAATCCTTATCAACTTGATGTTATCTTTAGTGCTACTAATTGGAATAGCTTATTTTCTAATAGTAATTCAATCGATGTTTATGAATGGGTAAGAAGTAAATTGTTGCCAAGTGAATGGGATTCATTAAGTGGAACAGCTGAAGGAATCTCACAAGGTATTACCGGAACTACAAAATCTGGTGATAATGCTTATGTTGTTAAACGTCAATATAATAAAGCAATTGGAGTATTTACAAATTACTATTATTACTGGGTTAAAGACAAATCAACAATTCCGGGTGTAGAAGGAAGAGCATTATCTAGTAAAGATGTAGCTAGTTTAATAAAAGATCCATCTAATCAACAATATAGATTTATTAGTTTAATTGGCAATGATCAGTTTGCTGTACATAATTGTGAAAATCTTCTTAGAGACCAAGATATTGTATTAAGTATACAGTATTGGACCATTGAAAATCAAAACATTAATATTCATAATCAGTATCAAATTGTAACTGAAGGACTAGAATCTAGTGTTCCTAATAGAGACATACAACGTAAGTGGTTTGATAGTCTAGTAGGGTATGACGAACAAGACAGACAAGTACCTGCTCCAGAGTTAAGTGATAAAGAAAAGTACGGTATTTTAAACAGACCTAGACAAGGCTGGTTTGTTAATAGAGAAGAAGCGTTAAAACAAGTAATTACTCGTGTTAATAGTGTATTAGCAGAGAACTTAGTTGCAGACGACAAAGACATTACATCATTAACTGATGCACAACCGTTTCCAAGTAAACAAAGCAACCGCTGGGATAGAAGCGTTGATACATTTACAGAATTACAATTTGTAGGTGTTGCTAAAGCTGAACAAGCAAAAGTTACTCCAGTAATTGAAGATGGTCAAATTGTAAGAATTAATATTACTAATCCTGGTAGAGGCTATGTACAAGCACCTACAATTAAAATCTTAGGTATTGGCGGCGCAGGTGCTGAGTTAGAATCAGTAATTGATGGTCAAGGACGAGTTACTGAAATAAAAATTAATAGCAGTGGAACTAACTATCCTGAATCAACATTATTAACTATTCGAAGATACACAGTTCTAGTTGAGAGTGATCAGTCACTTCAAGGCAAATGGGCATTATACGAAAGAGATACTATATCAAAAGAATGGATACTAGTTGAAAGTCAGTCATATGATGTAAACAAATACTGGTGCTACTTAGACTGGTATGCTGCTGGATTTAGTTCATTTACTAATATTGATTTTATTATTGACTTCTCGTACAACCTAACAACTATAAATGATAAAATTGGCGATATTATTAAGATTCAAAATGTTGGCTCTGGCGGTTGGTTATTACTTAGAAAAATTGATTCACAAGACGTAGTTGATTATTCTATTAACTATACAACAATTGGTAGACAAAACGGAACTATTGAATTTAAAAATACGCTTTATGATGTTTCTGCAGCACTTGTAGGATTTGATACTACAAGTTACGATGTGCTAACATTTGATAGTTTACCTGCAACTGAAACTAGAATTATTCTTAACACAATAAAGAATAATATATTTGTTAACGATCTAGCACTTGAATATAATAAATTATTCTTTGCAAGTTTACGTTATGTGTTTGCAGAACAAAGTTATGTTGACTGGGCATTTAAATCTAGTTTCTTAAAAGCAAAACACAATGTAGGCGAACTAGAACAAAAAGTTAACTTTCAAAACGATAACCTTCCTAGTTATGAAGCATACATTAAAGAAGTTAAGCCTTATAAAACTAAGATTAGAGAATATTTAAGTTCATATGAAGCAATTGATAATTCACAAACAATTACAGCAGACTTTGATTTGCCAGCAAGATATGTAGCTGCACAAGATAGTATAGTGCCGCAAGTTGTTAAAATTACTGACGGTATTATTCAAGCAAACAATCCTGAAGAACTTGCAATATTTCCAAACAAGAGTTGGGCAGATAATTTAGGATACAAAGTATTATCAGTTGAAATAGCAGATGCAGGCGCTGGATATACAATGGCTCCAGAAATTACTATTGAAAATAACAATGGTACCGTAGCAACAGCAATTGCAACATTAGGTCAAGGCGGAAAAATTAATAAAATTACAGTAGTTAATCAAGGATCGGGTTATCTTAAAGCTCCTACAGTAACAATTAACGGTTCACTTGGAACAGACGGTAGAGAAGGCAAAGCATTTGCTATCATAGGCGATAGTGCTGTTAGAAGTTTGCAAACAGTTATAAAGTTTGATAGAGTATCAGGAGTATACGAATTTGTAACACTGAATACTACAGAAACATTTGCTTCCGGCGGTAAAACTTTTAACTTTAATTTAAAATGGCCAATGGATGTAAAAACTTCAAGAGTAGCAGTATTTGAAAACAACGAAGAAGTATTATCAAGAAGATATACATATTCAAACATACTCGATACATCTAAAGGATATAATAGGTACTTTGGACAAATTAAATTTATAGATCCACCGGCGGCTAATGCTGAAATTAGAGTAGACTACTTTAAGTCAATTAATTTATTAAAAGCACAAGACCGTATTAATTTAGCATATGCTCCTACTGGAGATAACTTTGGTAACACATTGGGACAGTTAATGAGTGGTGTTGACTATGGCGGAGTTGAAGTAACATCGTTTGACTTCGGCGGCACTACAGGTTGGAATAGTTCTCCGTGGATGGCTCAAGGATGGGATATTTTTGATGCAGACTTTGAAGACGAAATTTTCCAACTAAGTGATGATAGCACACGTATTATAACGTTTGCTACACCATTAGAAAATGACACAACTTATAACGTATATAAAAACGGCATAAGAATTGATGCAGCTGATTGGGATCCGTCAGTACCGTCCCCTACAAATCCAAATGCCCTTATGTTGACAATTACAGGCGCAGGCCAAACAGGTATTGCATTATATGACGATGATGCTCCTGTAGAATCTACAATTATTGTGTTTGATGAACAATTAATTCCTACAGCACCAGGTGATGTTATCATAATTAGAAAAACAACATCAGATGGTAGCTTTATTGCTGATCCAGAGAGTTATGATACAGCAATTAGCGGTGGTGACTTAGTATACTCAACTGCAACAGGTTTAGATGCCGCAAGTATTAATATTGATGGTGATGGATTTGTAACTCAAACAACAAGTAAAGGTCCAGAAGAAATTGTACCAGGACAAGTTCTAGATACACTAGATTTACAAGTATACGAAAAACCAAAAGGCGGAGCAAGTCAAATTACTTCAAGGAACTATATCGGTAACGGTGTACAAACTATATTTGATATTGGATCAGTTATTACACAAACTGAAAACTTGTTTATTAAAGTAAATTATAATATTATAAACAAGACAGATTTTGTTCTTAATTTTAATACAAATCAACTAATATTTAATACGCCTCCAGGAAACAACGAACGTGTTAGTATTATAAATGTAGGATTTAGTGCAACAACAATTCTTGACATTGATTCATTTACAGGCAACGGCACAGCAATTGACTTTTTAACAAACGCACAGTTTGAAGCTAATGCAGTATCTTATGTAACTGTTAATGGCGTAACTACTGATGTTAGTCTTATTGAATCTGATGATACATATGACACTTCAGGTAACTTTGTAATTAGGTTTGCAACACCGCCAATTAATGGTGCTGTAATACAAATGCTAATTGCTACAGGCGGCATTGAAATTCCGCAACAATATAGTACAGTTACTATTGACGAAATAATTGCAGACGGATCTTCAACTAGTTATCAACTATCTCAAGCACCATTTGAAGATAAGCCAGAACAGCAGTTTGTACTGGTTAAAGTTAACAACCAAATACTTGAAGGCGGATATAGCCAAACATTTAAAGTTAAGAAAAATTTAAAAGAATATCAATTAGATTTAACACAAATTCCAGTAGCAAGCATTAACAGTTATGATTTATTAGTATACCTAAATGATGTTGAATTAGAATATTTACAAACTTGGACATTTGAAGGCGCAGGCTCTTTTGATTCATCACTAACTGCACAGTCACAACCAGGTTCTACGCTAACACTAACACAAGGTATTGGCGAAGAAGGAGATGAGTTAAAAATAGTTGTTGTTACAGGCAGTGATTATAGAATGGGCTATTTAGATTCTAGCAACGACTTTATTAAAACACCAGATACAGTATACTTTGATTCAGTATATCCAGAAGATACAAAAATTGAAATTATGCAATTTAGTAACGATAAGAGTCAGGGTATTGAACGTCAGTCGTTTGAAGTTACTGAAAAGACTGAAACAACTCCAGGTACTCCTTTATATTATAGTTTTGGATTGCTAAGAAAAGGCATTATTACATTACGTAAGCCAGCAAGAGATTCTGAGTATGTTTGGGTAACTAGAAACGGCACATTATTAATGCCTAATGTAGATTATATTGTTACTTCAAACAAAAACTATGTAAAACTTGCAGAACAGCCGCAAGAAGGCGACAAGTTACAAGTAATTCATTTTGCAGAAGAAATTGTTGTTAATAAATTTGGATGGCGCCAGTTTAAAGATATGTTAAATAGAACTCATTACAAGCGTTTGCAAGAATTACAACATTTAGCACAACCATTAAACTGGTATGATGATGTAATTGAAGTAGTTGATGCAACAGATCTTCCAAATCCAGAAACAGACTCTAAGTATCCAGGGATTATCTTTATTGAAGGTGAACGCATTGAGTACTTTAGAAAAGCTGGTAATACTTTACTACAGTTACGTAGAGGAACATTAGGAACAGGTATTAAGCAACTTTATGAAGCAGGCGCAATGTTTATGGAACAAGGTGCAGGCGCAACACTACCTTACAAAGATGACAAGCAAGTTGTAACAGTTACAGCTGGCGGTTATAGTACAGGTAGTGAAACATATGAAAATAGTAGCGGAATGAGTGTTACTAGTGTAGCATATGATTTTAATAATAACACAGCATTTCCGTTAGGCGGTCAAGTGTGTACTGTTATAGGAACAGGATTTACTAATCGTGCTGAAATATATGTTGGAGATACACTAGTAGTAACTACATTTATATCATCAACTGAACTAACATTTGTTACTCCGGCATTATCAGTTGGAGCATATGACTTAATTGTAGTAAATCCATTTACAAGTACTCCAATTGATACACCTCAAACTAGTTTTGTACTTAATGGAGGTATTAAATATGTGCAAGTATTATTACCATTTGCTCCAATACCAAACCCAACAAGTGCAGTAGGATGGTATAAAAATACTATTCCTGAAGAGTACTGGGAAGCACAAGATATTGAAGTATTTGTTGCAGGCAGCAGATTGCGTAAAAAACCAACTAAATTGTATAACTACACTGAGCAAGATTCGCCAGAAGGTGATATTAATTTAGAAGCAGAATTTGCGGTAAATAAAGCTGTAGGTGCATATGTAAGACTAACAGTACCACCAGCACAAGGATCTACTGTGAATATCTTTAGAACAACCGGAAAAACTTGGTCAGATGTAGGAGAAACCATTGCAAGTAGCGATTCTAATGTTGCTAAATTCTTGCGTGACCGCACAACTGAGCTACCACGATAAATACTATTAGTAGGAAACAAATATGGCAGACAATTTAAAAGATTTAAACGGAGTATTATTACAAGGGCACATTAAAATTAGTGATCCTGAAAGTGGTGATATTATTGTAGATAAGCGTAATGCAATCCATTATGAGAATATGAGTATCTCCTTGGCAGAGTCAATTGGTAACAGTGGCACTGGTTGGATTTATGAAATGAGCTTTGGTAATGGCGGCACAAGCGTTGACCCTACAGGTATTATTACATACTTAACTCCAAACTCAACAGGTACAAATGCAAGTTTGTACAACCAAACATACACTAAAGTAATTGATGATCAAAGTGTTAATAACTTAGATCCAATTCGTAATAAGATTGAAACAAGACACGTTAGTGGTACAAACTATACAGACATCCTTGTTAGCTGTTTACTAGATTATGGTGAACCAAGTGGACAAGATGCGTTTGATAATGCTACAGATGAAACAAGTTCTTATATTTTTGATGAACTTGGTTTGCGAGCGTATTCAGCATCAGGCACAGGCAGATTATTAACACACGTTATTTTCCATCCTGTACAGAAAAGTTTGAATAGATTAATCCAAGTTGATTATACTGTTAGAGTACAATCACTTTCAGGCTTTAACGAGGTGTAATAGAGATGCCATATACAATTCCATATACAGACGAAGCAAATAACGGTACAATCACTGTAATTGATAATACTATTGACCAAACAACTAGTTTAAAATTTCCAGGTAAAAATACTACTTCATACGGTACAGCCGTTGCAGAAAACTTTTTACACTTATTGGAAAACTTTTCTAGTAATACAGAGCCGGCAAGAGCAGTTGAAGGCCAACTTTGGTATGATACAACTCAACCAAGACCGCAACTTAAAGTATATGACGGAACGTATTGGCTACCATCAGGTGGATTAAACAAAACACCAGGTGCACCAGACGCAGGCAGAGCAGGTACAACAGGCGATTTATGGGTAGACACAGACAATCAACAACTTTACCTTAATTCAGGTTCAGGTTGGGTACTAGTAGGACCTAGCTTTAGTGACGGTCTTTCTACTGGAGCAACACCATTGACAGTTATAGGTGTTGACAACATTTCATATACTGTATTACAAGTTGAAGTTGGTGCAAGACCAGTAGCTATTATTAGTAAAGACAGCTTTACACCTAAAGTTGTTATTCCTGGATACACAGTTATTAATCCAGGAGTAAACTTATCAACTACAGATTTCTTAGGAACAGGTTCAGTACCTAAGTTTTATGGTATTACAGAAAAAGCTGAAAACTTAATTGTAAACAATACTCCAGTTGCAGCAGGAAACTTTTTACGTGGCGATGTAAGTAGTACAACACTATTTCCAATAAATGTACAAAACAATACAGGACTTATTATTGGTACAGATGCAGCGTTAAATATTGGTGTTGACGGTCAAGCAGGTGTAATTAGACACCAAATTGAAGGTTCAAATATTGATTTTCAAATTAAAAATAACGGTACTACTAGAACAGTACTAAGAGTTGATTCTGCACAGCGAGTTGGTATTAACAACTTTGCTCCTGACGAGTCATTAGACGTAGTTGGAAATATTAAAACAGATTCAAGTATGTTTGTTAATGGCACTACACAAAGTGATACAACTAACACAGGTAGTATTATTGCCAAAGGCGGCGTAGGTGTTGCTAAAAATTTAAATGTTGGCGGAACAGCACAGGTGCTAGGAGTTACTACACTTGCTAATACTATTCCAGATGGTAACAACACTAGAGACTTAGGTGCACCAGCATCTAAATGGCGTAATATGTATGCAACAACTTTTGTTGGTAACGTAACAGGTAACGTAAATGGTACAGTATCAGGTATTGCTGGATCAGCAAACAAACTAACTTCTGCAACAGCATTTAGAATTGCAGGTGACGTTGCAACTAGTGTTGATGTAGTTTTTGATGGACAAACAGACGGCACCTTAAAAATATTTAATACTACAATTTCAAATGAAATTGTTTCAGGTAAAGATCAAACAGTTAATTCACAAATTGATGATGAATTACTAATCAACAGAACAACAGGTGATACGGGACTATATAAAATTTCAAGAGGAAATTTGTTAAAAGCAGTTCCAACTAACCCTCCAGGAGTGGTAATGCCATATGCAGGAACAGTTATTCCGCAAGATTGGTTATTATGCGACGGGCAAATAGTAAGAATTGCTGACTACGGCGTATTATTTGAAACAATTGGTTATAGCTTTGGTGCTAGAACTAGTATTGCAGCAGGTAATTTTAGAGTACCAGATTTAAGAGGAAGAACGCCTCTAGGTGCTGACAATATGGGAGGTGTTAGTGCTGATACTGTAACAGCAGATTATGCAGATGGTATTGGACAAGTTGGTGGTTCAGAATTAGAAGCAATTGCACTTGAAAACTTACCAGAACACGAACACGATATGCGCGGCGATTCCGGAGACCAGTTCTACGGTATTAGAGATATTAGCGGAACTCCATCAGATGATGATGCTATTGTTTATGATGCACCTAATGCTTCTGGTAATGGTCAAGCTCTTTCTAACAGTGGTGGTATTTTAACGCCTGACGTTGACACTGTCTTAGGACAAGCGTTGAATATTATGAACCCAACATTGACGTTAAACTATATTATCTATACGGGCAGGACATAAGAATGAGTTATAAATTAAATAAAACTGACGGCGAATTACTAGTAGAGTTAGCAGACGGCATAATTGATACAACAACTACAGATATAACACTAGTAGGTAAAAATTATTCAGGGTTTGGTGAAAGTATTAACGAAAACTTTATCAAAATGATGGAGAACTTTGCCGGAACTGGTGTTCCAGGAAATCCACTTACAGGACAATTATGGTACGATAGTAGCGAAGCCAGACTAAAATTATACGACGGAACTACATTTAGAACAGCAGGCGGTCCTATTGTAAGTAATACAAGACCTAATATGGTTGCTGGTGATATATGGATTGATAACGAAAACAACAAAATGTATTTTTATGATGGTACTGACTTAGTATTAGTTGGGCCAGAGTATGATGCAGGTCAAGGACAAACAGGATTTGAAGTTGCATCAGTTATTGATATTTCTGCACGTGAGCGTGTTGTACTTAAAATATGGATTGGTGGTACACTATTTGGTGTTATTACAAAAGAAGAATTTAGATTAGCAGCTGACAACAAAATTGCAGGATTTCCAAATGATCCAGACGACATTGTTGTTCCAGCAAGACAATTATATAGACAAGGTATTAACTTAGTTGATACAGATTTTATTTATAGAGGTACGTCTGAAAAAACTTTATCATTAGTTAACGCAGACGGTGTTGCATTTACATCAGCTGACTTTTTACCTACAACTGGTAACGGAGAAACAACTGGTAGTATTAAAATTAAAAAAGCTGCTGGACTAAGTGTTGGTATTGATGATACAGAATATATGACTCTGAAAGTTGATGGTACAACTACAGTACTAGAAAATCAACAAAGCGGAACAGACATTGCATTTAGAACTAGATCAGGCAACAGCTTTTCAAATGCATTAAAAATTAAGACACAAACTAGTAGTATTGGCATATTTGTTGACGATCCACAGTATACACTTGATATTTCAGGAACACTACATACTACAGGTAATACAGTTATTGATGGTGATTTAACAGTAAACGGTGAAGCAACATATGTTAACGTAACTAACATTCAAGTAGAAGATAAAAATATTGAATTAGGCCAGGGTGACGGTGCAATTGGCACAGATGTTGACATTGACGGCGGCGGAATAATTTTAAAATCATCAGACGGTGATAAAAGTATATTATTTGATAACGGTAATGACTCTTTTGATGCTAATATACACTTTAATTTAACTTCAGGTAATTCATTTAAAATTAATGATAACCAAGTACTAAGTGCAACAGCGTTAGGCACAGGAATTACAAGCGCATTAGGATTAGCGCAAGTTGGAACACTTGTAGATTTACAAGTAGATAATATTGAATTAGACGGAACTACCATTAGTACTACTGGGTCGGGACTAATTATAGATTCATCAGGTGATGTTAGTGTTTCAAGTAATAAAATTATAGATGTTAACGATCCAACAGCGGCACAAGATGCAGCAACTAAAAATTATGTAGATTTAGAAATTAATTCAGAACCTGTAGTATTTGCATTAGATACTACTGGATTAACAGTACCAACAGCTGGTAATCCATATAATGATGTTATTGGAATTATACAAACACTATTTCCAGCAGCAGAAAAAACTAACGGAACGCAAGCAAGAATTTCCTGTACTTCATATACAAACGTGCAAGTAACAGGTATTGATGTGCAGAGTGCAATGAGTAAGAGTTATTTGTCAGTATTGTCAGACGATTCATCAGCGCAATCTGTGGTACAAGATGTTAACTTTAGTCCAGTAAATGCTAATGCTAATTTAACACCAACAAGACAAACTATGACGCTTCAAGTGTCAGGAGGAGTATGGACTTGGGTCAGTACAGCATAATATTTGCAAAAGCGATAAATATTACAATAAACAGGGGTTAAACAAGTATGGCATATACTATCGACAAATACAACAGAACAGTCCTAACAGTAGTTGAGGACGGAACTTTAGATCAAACCACTGACATTAAGTTAGTCGGTAAGAACTATGCGGGCTACGGTGAGATACAAAACGAAAACTTTGTTTTCTTACTAGAAAACTTTAGCGGTTCAACTTCGCCACCAAAAGCAATTTCAGGGCAAATTTGGTTTGACAGTGGACAAAGTAAATTAAAATTTTATGACGGCAGCAAATGGCGTACAACAGGCGGCGCCGAAGTACTTCCTACTGCCCCAGCAGGACTCACACAAGGTGATTTTTGGTGGGACACATCAAACGAACAATTATATGCTTATAACGGATCAGACTTTGTATTAGTAGGTCCACAAGATGCTGGCGACGGCGTAACCCAAATGCAATCACGTTCAGTACGTGATACTTCAAACGTAACCCACTCAGTCATTGTTTCTGTTGTTAATGACACTGTATTACACGTTATTTCAAATGAAGAATTTGTTATTGATAGTGCAGATGCAGAAAATAGAATTCCTGGATTTGATGTTGTTAAAAAAGGTATTACACTTATTAACACACTAGCATCAACTAATGGTATTACATCAACTGACCACATTTTTTGGGGTACAGTATCAAATGCGAAAAAACTTAACGGTATTGATGCAAGTAACTATGTTACTTCTTCCCCAGGTGCTGCAACAACATTTACAAATTTAGTAGAATTTGCAGACGCAGGTATAGCAATTGGTGACTCAAATGATTTCCGTGGCTTTATTGAGGACGACAACAAAGCAGTATTACAAAATACTGCAAGTATTATTACAATGAAAACATTGACTCTTAATACAGCAGACTCAAATAGACCAGCAGAAACACCAGGATCAGTTGCCCTTAAATCAAACTCTTTTGAACCATCATTTACAGCAGACAATGTAACAATTTCAACAATGGATATTGGCGCAGATAATGCAAGATGGAATAGAGTATACGCAACTAACTTTATTGGTACATCAGAAAAGGCATCCGCGCTAGTTGTTAATGGTAATAATAGACAAGGTGATATTGCAGCAACTTCAAATACTATTGCTGTACGTGACGCTAGTGGCGATTTACGTGCTGGAATATTTAGAGGTGTTGCACTAACAGCTAAATTTGCTGACTTAGCAGAAAAATACATAACATCAGGAGACTTAATACCTGGTACAGTAGTTGCAGTTAGTGATAAAGACAATATTGAAGTAGAAGAAGCTAATATTGGCGATATTGCAATGGGAGTTGTTTCAACAGACCCGGCACTTATTATGAATGAAGGTTTAGAAGGCGGGCAGGCAATTGCTCTTAAAGGCAGAGTTCCAGTTCGTGTTACAGGACCAGTTAAAAAAGGACAAGCAGTATACGTACACAATGACGGTTGTGCAAGCACAATTATTAACGGTGGAACACTGGTTGGAATCGCGTTAGCAAATGATATGCACGAAGAAGAAAAATTAGTCGAGTGCGTTCTAAAAGTATAAATAACTACGTATATAATTAAGAGGTACAAAAAATGGCAGTTAACGATGGCGACAACATTACCGCAGCCCAATATAATGGTTTGCAAAGTAGAATTGAACAAGTACTTGGAACTGGTTCCGGAGACTTTGGATATGGTAACTCTGTATCAAGCGATCAAGTAACTGCAGGTGACTCTGTAACAGCTGGTCAAATGGATAATCTACGCTCTGATATGGGCAAATGTTGGACACACCAAACAGGCGACAATATTCCATTAGCTAATATAGCAGTAGGTAATATTATTGGTGCAGACGCAAGCGGAACTGGTGTTACATTTGACAACTCAAACAATTATACTATTAGCGGATCAATAGCTAATGGCGGATTTAATGATTATTTGTCAAAAATGACTGAACTTGAAACTAACCGTTTTGATATTGACAGTGGCGAACAAACTGTAGCTGATAGCGCTGGCATTACAAGAACAACATCGTGGAACGGAACAATTTCTGCTACATTTCGAGTAAGTTTTGGCAATGCAAATAACCGAAGATACTTTTTTAACTCCGGCGGCGAACTTAGAATAAGCGTAGCGGGAGCAAATGGTACAGGATCAAAAGATAGTGATTGGTCATCAATCCTATCAAACCCAGGACAGATACGAATGGGTTATAATTATACAACTATTAGCGGATCAAACAATGGCGTTACATTAAGTTCACTTGGTAACGACGCGATGTCATCATCATATCAAGAAATATTTAAGAAAGTAGGTACTGCCGCAGTATACGCAGAAAACTACTGGAAAGTTGAAGCAAGAATAACTAATGTTTCTACGTTTGAATTTAAAGTAACACTTGTAGACGATGATGCAGGTGACAGACCAGACCCAAGTCCACCACCACCATTTGGACCATTAACAGATGAAGACGTTACTCTAGATATTACAGGAACTTTTGCTATGAGACGTGCAACAGGATCTAATATTGCTTATCCTGCACCGACTCCTGCTGTATCGATAACAGACAACTTCTAAGTAAATTATTTCTAAATAACACTTGACATAACACCGATATTCATATATACTATTATAAATGAATAGAGGTTTCTTATGGACGAAAGATTAGAAAAAGCATTAGACTTTTCAAACTATATGGTTACGCTTAACAGTCAAAAGCGTGTACTTAAAGAAAAATTTAGAGAACAAACAGTATTTTATCATCTAGGTGGTCAATTTACAGTCAATAAACAATTAATGACTTTTGTTAGTATGCTTGTTGAGCAAGGTAATGATGAAGACATTGTATTAGTTGACGATAATGAAACTCCTATTATGGTCAAAGACCTAGCAGACTTCCAATCTGAAATATTAAACACTTATTTTACTGCTGCAAATGAATATCACGCTGAGTATGAAAAGTTACGTAAGAACAGGAGTGTGGAGAAACTAGTTGAATACAAATAAAGGTATACTAGTTTTTGCTAGAAATAATGCCCAAATAGATTATTGTAAACAAGCATACTTTCTTGCAAAAAGAGCAAGAGAGTATTTAGATGTGCCTACAAGTATAGTTACTGATAGCACAGAATACTTATTGTCAACATACCCTGATGCAGAAGATGTATTTGACAAAATTATTAGTATTGTTTGGAAAGAATCTGACCTAACAGAAAATACAACTTTATCAAATCACGAAGATCATAAAATTAGAACATTTTATGATGGAACTGTTATTGAGAAAAAACTTCAATTTAAAAATGAAACAAGAACATTAGCATATGATGTATCACCATATGACGAAACTTTAATCCTAGATACTGATGTTGTAATATGTAATGATGTTTTTAAGCAATGTTTCAATCAATCACACAATTTTTTGATATACAGAACTTCATACGATCTTGCAGACATTAATAGAGCAGGTGTATTTGATAGAATTTCAGACACTAGTGTAGATTTTTATTGGGCAACGTGTGTATTTTTTAGAAAATCTCCTGCTAATAAATTATTTTTTAATTTACTACAACATATACAAGAAAACTGGCAGCACTATAATAACATATTTCAGATTAATACTCCTTACTATCGAAATGATTATAGTTTTGCAATTGCTATTCATATTATGAATGGTTATCAAACTGGTGATTTTGCAAAGCCAATGCCAGGAGTATTGTATTATACTACTGATAAAAGCATTTTATGGGAATTAGGTAAAGACGAGCTGTTACTATTGTTAGAAAAAGAATTATACAAAGGCGAATATACTCCATTGCGTATTAAAAATGCAAATGTACACGTAATGAATAAGTTTAGTTTGAATAGGTGTATTGATGAGCAGTAAAGGTTTTTTAATTTATGCTTCGGGCAAAGAGTTTGTAACACAAGCATATCTTTGTGCGTTAAGTATTCGTGCTTCAGGAAACAAATATCCTGTTAGTATTGTCACAAACGACAAATTATCAGCAAAATACAAAAAAGTATTTGATAAAGTAGTTGATATTCCTTGGTATAAGGAAACAACTAGTAGATTTCAAACAGAACACAGGTGGAAAAACTATCACGCAACTCCATATGACGAAACTATTGTTTTAGACAGTGATGTATTAGTGCAACAAGACCTAGAAGCATTTTGGAGTTTAATGAAAAACTATGATTTATATTATCCTTCAAGAGTGTTTACATATAGAAAAGAATTAATTACTAATAGCTTTTATAGAAAAGCATTTGTAAAAAATAACTTACCTAGTGTATATAATACTTTGCATTACTTTAAAAAATGCGACTTATGTAAAGAGTATTATACGTGGGTAGAGCTTATCTGTAACAACTGGGAATTATTTTACGGCAACTTTTGTCAAGAATTTTATCCTAAACAACCTAGTATGGATATTACAGCAGCTATTGCAGCCAAAATTATGAACATTGATACACAGTTCACAAATGCTACATTAGATCTGCCAATGATTGTGCATATGAAGCCTGCAATACAAAACTGGCTAAATGAAACTAGTTCGTGGCAAGACAGAGTTGGTAGTTATATTGCAGATGATGTAACGCTAAAAGTTGGTAACCATTTACAAGATACTGTTTTTCATTATACAGAAAATGATTTTGTAACAGATGCTATAATTAGGAAGTATGAACAATGTCAAAATTAGCATACGTAATCTTTAACAAAGACTCAGGAGCAATTATCAGTGTTGGTAACGAAGCATCTGAAACTGATAGCTATATTCAAGTACCGTTAGTTGATGTACTTACAATTATTACAGGCGATGAACGAGCAACTAATTATCACGTACAGTATAATCCAAAAACAAAAGAACTTGAGTTTCAGTCAAAGCACGAATTTACTTTAGATTCAACAACAGTTAAAGATTTTATTTACGAGTTACCACAAGATAGTATTGATGACGCTGATGTTCAAGTAATACAAGATATACCTAATTCTTGTTGGAAAATAAAACTAGGTGATTCTTTAAAATCTAACATTAAAAATAAAGGCATTAATTTAAATGCTAGATTTTTGTTTAGTATTACTAAGAAAGGTGACCCTAACATATTGTACAAAACTCTTAATGTGCATATAGGCCAGACGGTCTCTGATAATTACTGTATAGTACCATTTGATATGCCGTTTGAAACAACGAGTGTGCCTATAAGTGTTTACACGTCGAGAAGATTTGACACTTATCAACTAACGAGGATTGTTAATGAGTAAAATTAGAATAGTAGATCAAGATATTATCTTTTTGTCATATGACGAGCCTAACGCAGAAAAAAATTACGCAGATTTGTGTGCAAAAGTACCGTGGGCAAAACGTGTACACGGAGTAGAAGGTTCAGATGCAGCACATAAAGCCTGTGCTGACCTAAGTGAAACAGAATATTTTATTACTGTTGATGCAGATAACATTGTGGACCAAGAGTTTTTAAATGTAGAAGTTGATTACGAACAATTAGAACTATCACCAGAGCACGTTTTTAGTTGGTGCGGCAAAGTACACGTTAACGAACTAATGTACGGCAACGGTGGACTAAAAATGTGGACACGTAAGTTTGTACACAATATGAAAACACACGAACATTCGGAAGATGGCGATGAAAGAGGCAAAGTAGAATTTTGTTTTGATGACAAGTATCATCAGTTTAATGAAAACTACAGTGTTTCCTATACTAACGCAACACCTTGGCAGGCTTGGAGAGCAGGTTTTAGAGAAGGTGTTAAAATGAGTTTAGATCAAGGCGCCAAAGTTAGTGATATTAGAAAAACGTGGTTTCAAAACTTTGATCGTTTGCGTATTTGGTGCTCAGTTGGTGCCGATGTAGAAAATGGACTATGGAGTATGTATGGTGCTCGTGAAGGCCTGTACAAAACTATGTGTACAGACTGGGACTATGCAGAAGTGCGTGATTTTAAATGGCTTAATTCATATTGGAAAGACAAAGTACAAGACGAAAGCGATCTATTAGAAGCAATTGAAGATTACGGCAACAAGTTAAGATCAAACCTTGGATTAGAAATTGCTGAATTAGATGCAAATGGCAGTCATTTCTTTAAATCTTTATATCACAATACTCCAAGAGTAATTAGGAAGAAAAAATGAATAATGAACTAGAAAAAATTAAGAACATTATTCCAATTACTGACGCAACAATCAGTCCCACATTCTGTATGGCTAAATGGCATCATACAACTATCTATCTTGCAACAGGCGAAACGCACAGTTGTTATCATCCAGCACCTCATAAAATTCCGCTGGAAGAAATTAAAAACAACCCTAGTGCATTACATAATACAAAAGAAAAAAAAGAACAACGTAGGCAAATGATTAAAGGCGAAAAGCCTAGCGGATGCAACTATTGCTGGAAGATTGAAGCAATGGGTAAAGATTTCGTTAGTGATAGACACATTAAAACTGCGAGTATCTATACTCCAGAACGACTCACAGAAATTAAAGAAAACGGATTCAATTATGACATCAACCCTGAATATATCGAAATTAGCTTCTCGAACGAATGTAACTTTAAGTGCGGTTACTGTCATCCAAAAGCCTCGAGTAGATACTACAACGAAATCAAACAACACGGCCCGTACAAAACCTCAACCGACCATAGACAAGACATAGATTGGTTTGAAATTTATCAAAAGGAAGATGATAATCCTTATGTAAAAGCCTGGTGGGAATGGTGGCCTGAAGTTAGTAAAACATTAAACATTTTACGTATTACTGGCGGCGAGCCTCTTATGCACAAAAGTACTTGGGAATTATTTGAACGATTAGATAAAGATCCTAAACCACATCTACAGATTGAAATTAATAGTAATATGGGCGTTAAGCCTAAACTAGTAGAAAAACTTGTTAGTGCAGTTAAGAAATTAAAAGCAGATGGTAAAATTAAAAGTTTTAAATTATACACTAGTATTGATACTTGGACAGGAAGAGCTGAATACACACGAACAGGTTTAGATATTAACCTTTGGGAAAAAAACTTAGACTATTATCTTTCTAATACAGGCTGGCCCGTAACGTTTATGATTACGTTTAACTTGTTTAGTGTTACAAGTTTTGATACCTTACTTGCTAAAATACTAGAGTGGCGAAAAAAGTATAACGGAGATCAAAATTCAACACAATGGCAGCGTGTAAGATTTGATACTCCGCATTTAAAAGAACCTACTATATATGATATGAATATTTTACCTAAAGAAGAATTTATACCGTATATGGAAAGGCATTTACAGTTCATCGAAAACAATATGGACAATGCCGATCGCACTAAATTTACAACTTTAGAATACGAAAAATTTAAACGTGTTGTAGAGTATATGCGAACAACGCATTACGATAGTGTTGCATTAAAGCAAGCACGTAAAAACTTTTATAATTGGTTTACAGAACACGATCGTAGAAGAAACACAAATATTATAGAATCATTTCCAGAATTAGAAAACTTTTGGAAATTAACACAGGAAGAACTATGAGCAAAACAGTATTAGTAACAGGCGGTGCAGGCTTTATTGCACATCATTTAGTTGACAAAATTTTAACAGAAACTGACTGGAGGATTGTTACCTTAGATAGATTAGATTATAGTGGCAATTTAAATAGATTACACGAAGTAATGTTAAAACATCCGGAAAAAGAAAGACAACGAGTACGTGTAATACATCACGACCTTAAAGCAGAACTTAACCCACAAATCAGAGCAATGATTGGTAAGGTTGATATGATTGCACACCTTGCAGCCGGTTCACACGTAGATAGAAGTATTACATATCCTATGGAGTTTGTACTAGACAATGTTGTAGGTACTGCAAATTTACTTGATTATGCTCGTAATCTTGATACTCTAGATATGTTTGCTTATTTTTCAACAGATGAAATATTTGGCCCAGCACCGGGCAATATAAAATATAAAGAAAATGACAGATATAACAGTACAAATCCATACAGTGCTTCAAAAGCGGGAGCCGAAGAGCTAGTTGTAGCATATGAAAATACTTACGGACTTCCTAGTATTATTACACATACTATGAATGTATTTGGTGAACGCCAAAACGCAGAAAAATATATTCCAATGTGTATTAAGAAAGCAAGAGACAACGAACTTGTAACAGTACATTCAAATGCTGAAAAAACTATTGCAGGATCACGTCATTATATCCACGCTGAAGATGTTGCAGATGCTTTAATGTTCTTATACAATTACGATCTAAGTAAGTTAGGACCAGACGAAACTGGTGCAAAGTGTCAAAAATTTAATATTGTAGGTAGTACAGAAATTAACAACTTAGAACTTGCACAGTTTATTGCAGACACACAAGGCAAACCATTAAATTATGAAATGGTAGACTTTCATAGTAGTCGTCCAGGACACGATTTGCGTTATGCACTAGATGGTTCTAAGATGGCTGATATGGGATGGCAGCCCAGCAGTGCTTATGATAAATTAGAAAAAGTAATCGACTGGACATTGAAAAACAATAGGTGGTTGGTTAATGGTTAATTTTCAACAACTATTACAGTCCGTTGAAAATTTTAAAACTACCGAGCCTTATAATTACAGCGTGATTGAAAACTTTTTAGAAGATGATTGTGCCCGTAGTGTGGCACAAGAATTTCCTGACTTTGATAGTAAAAATTATAATGGAAATTATACTAATCAGATTGAACTTAAAAAGACTTGTAATATCTGGGATAGATTTTTGCCCAACACTTATAAACTTTTACACTATTTAAATAGTCCAGAGTTTGTTGACCAAATGTGTATGCTTACAGGATGCGATGAATTAATTGCAGACCCTGGATTACACGGCGGCGGACAACATATACACCCAAACGGCGGTAAACTTAATCCTCATCTAGATTATAGTATTCATCCTAAATTAGGATTGCAACGTAAATTTAATTTGTTGATATACCTAACGCCAGACTGGAACGAATCGTGGGGAGGAGATTTTGGTATATGGAACAAAGACCATACACTAAACACATCTATTTCTCCACAGTTTAATCGTGCTATCATTTTTGACACAACACAAGATAGTTTACACGGGTTATCAACACACGTAAATTGTCCAGATAACAAAACACGAAATAGTATTGCTGTATATTACCTTACTCCTGCTCCTAAAGATGCAGATAAAAGAAACCGTGCATTGTTTGTACCAACTGAAGAACAAAAAAATAATAAAGATATTTTAGATTTGATTGAAAGACGAAGTAAAGTGTCAGGGAAAAATGTAGAAGAATGGGATCGAAAATGAACTTTTTATTTCAAGAAGAGACGCAAAGAAGAAACATTACTAACTGTGACGATATTAATCCATCACAGTTTAGAAGATTTACAAAAAGTCCGTTAGTTGAAACTATTTTACGTTTTAAGAAATTAAAATGGATCTTTAAAGACTTTGATAGAGATACTATAGTTGTTGACTCTTTAAGTAAAAGAAAACGCTATGACAAATATATTATAGCAACCGGAGTTGGTCACGCTCCTGTTGATTGGTGTGGGTCACTTGATCTAGACAAAGATTATGATTCGCATATGAAACCAAGAAATACAATTTTTTATTACCTAGATCCAAAAATACTTTCAGCAATGCGTAAAGGCAAAGCATTTTTACTTATGGATCAAAGTCACGAAGGATATCACAACGATTGGTTATTTGACTGGTTCCACGATGCTTGTCAAAAATATAATGTTCCGCCCTCAGCAGTTATCTATGTAACAGGCAACCTTGCAGTTGATACACAGTATAAAGAATGGTGCAAAACAAACTTGCCAAATAGTAAAATGTGTGTTATTCCACACATACAATTTGACGAATATATGTGGGATGCCGCTAAGAAACAAAGAAAAGTAATTCCAACAGTTAGTGATCATTTAGAATATAAAACTAAAAATAAAAAATTAATAAAAACATACAATTGTTTTCAAAAAAGAAATCGCCCGCATCGTATATGGATGTTCCATCATTTATACAATAATGATTTACTAAAAGACGGACTTAATAGTATGAATGATTTTACAGTTAGAGATTCATACTACGAAGGTAAACGAATAGAACAATCTCAATATGATGAATATAAACATCTGTTGCCAATGTATCCTAGAAAAGAGTTAGACCAACAATTACAAACAGCATTCACAGGACCGTTAGGCGGAAACTTTGAACAAGATTTATATTACCAAGAAGTAAGAGACTCTTGGGTAAGTGTTGTTAGTGAAGCATCTTTTGCAGAACGTACTTGTTTTATTAGTGAGAAGTCTTTTAAACCAATTGCTACACAACACCCTTTTATTATATACGGAAATAAAAATAGTTTATCTTATCTAAAAGATATTGGATACAAAACATTTGATGGATTTATTGACGAATCATACGATAAATTAGAAACGTGGGATAGACTAGATGCTATTCTTAAAGAAATTAAAAAAATTAAAAGTATGTCACATACAGAAAAATTAGATTGGTTTAGTAGACAGCGAGATATTTTAGAACATAACTTTGAAATACTAGAACGTAATTCAACTGAAGTGCCAATTGCATTTGATACGTTAAAAAACTATACAGGAAGATAAATGTTTCATCATCAAATTAAAAAAATTAATAACGATTTAAAACGTACTAAACGAGCTATTATAAGTTTTGGATGTTCTTTTGTTGAAGGCCAAGGAGCAATTGATCAAGACCTATATGAAACTTCTGAATGGAGTATGGACCACGTTGGTATTCCAATGACTGCTAATTTATCAAAAAAAGAACGCGATAGACTATTAAAAACCAATCCGTTGTTATACACAAATTTACAAGGTGAAATTCAGTGGGAAAAAATGGAACAGAAGAATGCATTTGTAAATGTTTTATGTAACAAGTACTATGGTAATTCTTGGACACCTATTAATTTTGGTATTCGAGGAAGGGGCAATCGAGCATCGATAAGAAATTTATATTATTGGCCTGAGCTACAATTAAAACGTGCGAAAGAAATTATAGTTGTGTGGTCACCTAGTGGGATGGAAAGATATGATTTTGTAAATGACGTATTTGATGAGCATAATATGTTTCACACAGTATGGCCACATAAAAATCAAGACCATTTGCAAGGTCCGCGAAAGCAATTATGGGATGCCTATGCTGATGGTGTATACACTGAGAAGCAAGCAGTTCTTGAAACTATTGCAACTGCACTTGAACTAAAAAATTGGTGTACGGCACATAAAGCAAAATTAATTATTACTCCAGCGTTTGATGAAGGGTATACAAAAAAGAATATGATTCAGAGATTGAATGATATCTGCATAAGAAATGGTGACAATGTGTTGCAACGGCATTTTAGATCAGGCGAAAATTCAATGAAAGAAGCATTGCTTCGTAAAAAACAATATTATGCAGGGTATTCAGATACTATGACTAAGATTGTTGAACAATGGCCGTGGGAAGATATGTTTAAGCCGCAGGATCAGTTAACGTTTGCTCAGTTGTGTACTAAGCAAGAAAAAGAACAAGTTCATTTTTGGGAATACAGTGGAAAAGGCTCACCTAATGACTGGATAACAGTTTGTGCCCATCCTAGTGCTAAAGGTCACGATTTGTTTGCAGAGGAAATTTATAAAAAAATAGAAGGCGTTTATAAAAATGGGAACATTTAAGTGGTCATCGGCTAAAAATTTACCTTGGTATTTTGATAGAAAAAAGTTTCAACAGTTAGGGTGGATAACCTTACCAGATCATAGAGACAGCTCAGTAATTACTAATCATTTTGCAATGGGAGATACCTACCAGCTGTATAAGAAAAACAAGACAGCACTAGGACCTAATTGGCATTATTTTAATAAGCAAATAACATACACTTGTAACTCACAAGGATACAGGGCACCCGAATTTGATACAGTTGATTGGAAAAACAGTATTGTAGTTTTTGGTTGTTCAATGGTAGCAGGTATAGGTGTTGATGATACAGAAACTATTACACATCAATTACATTTAAAATCAGGTCGACCTGTAATTAATATGGGAGCACCGGGTGCAGGCCTTGATGTTACTTTGTGGAATAATTTTATACTTAACTCACAATATCCAAAGCCTTGGGCAGTAGTAAACCTATTTACAAATTTTCATAGATTTTGTATATACAGAGAAAAGGATGTAAGTTATGTAGGTCCTTGGGACGACACTAATCCAGCATATACAAGTTATATGCAACACCCTAATCATAGTGTAATCAAAGCAATGCAACAAACAGACCAAGTTAAGTATATGTGGCAAGATACTAGAACATTTTATGGCTCGTTTTTTGACGAGTCAGCACACCACGCAAGCACAGATCATAGATTGCTATTTCATAATACTGCTAGAGATCTTCAACACTGTGGTCTAAAAGATAATAAAAGAAATGCTGCACTAATTTGGTCGTATCTACAAACTCCAGCTTGACAATAATAGTATAAGGTGTTATAATTACAAGATGTATGATATCGTTTTTATCAGTTATAATGAAGCATATGCTGAAGATAACTGGAATATGTTAAAAAGTAGGTTTCCAACGGCTAAAAGAGTGGACGGAGTAAAAGGAATTCATCAAGCACATATTAAGGCAGCAAAGAAATGCTTTACTAAGATGATTTGGGTTGTTGATGCAGATGCTCAAATAGTTGATGACTTTGATTTTAGTTACGAAGTTGACAAATACTCACTGGATGCTGTACACGTTTGGAGAAGTAGAAATCCTATAAACAGTCTTGAATACGGATATGGAGGAATTAAATTATTTCCTAGAAATTTAACACTAAAGATGGATATTACAAAAACAGATATGACTACTAGCATTAGTGACAAGTTTAATGCAATACCAGAGGTATCAAATATTACAGCATTTAATACAGATGAATATTCAACTTGGCGCAGTGCATTTAGAGAATGTGCTAAGTTAGCAAGTAAGACTATAGAGAGACAAAACGAGGAGGAAACAAATGAAAGACTTAGAATTTGGACAACAGTGGGAAAAGACAAACAGTTCGGCGAATATTGTATTAAAGGTGCTATCGCTGGCAGGGAGTTTGGGCTTTCTAGCAAGCCTAATTTACAATTAATAAACGACTTTGATTGGTTATATGAACAATTTTCAAAAAATACCGTGGAATAATATTACAGAG